TTCTTTGGACTATATTTTTTAATGTGAATAAGTTCATTTGGTCTTTGATCTGTTGTAACTGGATTTACTGTTTTTTTATCTTGAAAATTTTTAAAGAAAACAACTCTTTGATTTACAATCTGAACATAGCCATCACGCATACGTCTTACACGAACAGTTGTTGCAGGGATATGACCAATATAGCCAATCTCTCCAGTATTCTTTCTTCCAATTTCAATATATCCATTTCCAGTTGCTTCATAGTCTGTCATTGCTTTTTCAAGGACATGGGTAAAAGTATCTTCATCATTTAATTCTTCAAGCCAATTTGCAAGATCAGACTTTGCTCTTTCAACTTTTCTTTGTGCTCTAACTCTTTGGTTTGTATCGTCAATTTCTTCTATTCTTGCTTTAACAATATCAGACATTGTGAAACCGTATCCAAGACCAACTGTATTTGCAACCTTTGCATTAATTGCAGCGTGGTTTGCAAATGAATTATCAAAAAAGAATGCTAGTTCGTCAAGATTGTAAGGTGGCAAAACAACATCAAAAAGACCATAGGCTGTGGTGATGTCTTGTTCTGGAAATAGCTGCTTAGACTTTGCACCATCTTGACCAGTATAGGCTTTATTCATTCTTGTAATTCTGCGTTTAAAATTTGCATCTATTCCATCAAAGGTTTTTACAAGATCTGCTTCAGTCATAAACTCATCTGTTTTATTTGAAGTTGGCTTATTTCTATCTAAGTTATCAATTCTAGCAATAACTTCATTAGTCATCTCCATGTTTTTTTAGCCCCTTTGCAGCATCAGCAAAAGCACCAGTATCAAATTCACTTGGTATGTAGCCTTGCTTCATTCTATCAATCTGAACAGAATGTTCTTCATCTGTAATCCTTGTTACTCCTGCCACAAACTTTGCTTCTCCTGGACCAGCACCATAGTGTGCTGCAGCTTGAGTAATTCTATTGATAGCAGTTAGATCATATTTTCGAGCAGGAATATTCATAAAACTTCCATTGCCGTCTCCAAATATTTTTCCTGTTTCTGTTTTCCAAACATATATACCATATTCAGCATCGTTTTCTACGACTCTTACTTTTGGTTTGTTTGGCAGTTTTTGTAATCCTTCTAGATAATCCATGACATAATTGTACCATAAAATATCGTTTAAACCAAAAATACGTCCCAAGTTACGTCATTTATTACTACAACAGAGTCGTGACTAACCTCAAGTATGCTATCATCACTAACAATCCCAGAAGACAGACCAGAATAGGTATTAAATATTTCTTTTGCATCTAAAGAAAGTAGAGATACTTCTTGAGATTGTTCATTTAAAATTGTAGCCCAGGAAGAGGATGCAGACCAATACTGCCAGCTTTCATCTATAACATTGTTATTAACATTATCAAGATTGTCTGAAATTAATGACCAATCATTATAAAAAGATAAGTTTTGTTTGATAGAATTTAACTCTATAAAGCTTGCAACATTGTCCACTTTTATTCCAGAATATATCTCTATTTCTCCAATAGCTGCGTCTAAGTAAATTGGATAGTGATCTTCTGTAGGCTCTTTTTCAAAAGATATAGCAATGTAGTTCCAAGCTAATGGCTCAATTAATATTTTATTAACTAAATTTCCATTTAAAAAGAATCTAGTATTGCTAAGTTCTGCACCAGTATCAGAATTAAAAATATTTAAAAAGGCTCTTTTACCATCACCTTCAGGATTTAAAATAATATCATATGAGTCATTGGAACTAAATATTTTACCAATCTTTTTTCTTTCAGCAAATAAGTTAGATTCGTTATACATTAAAAACATTTGTAGTCCAACAACTTCTTGATCAATTTTTAGTGAATCATTTATTGGAATAGCAATTCCTTTTAATAAATTTTCATCTACATCTGGCAAAACTTCTATTCCAGAATCTCCAGCTAAATATAAGTATGGTGAGGACTCAGTATTGATAACTATTGGGGTATTTCTTTTATAAACATATTGATCTTCATTTTTAACTATTGGATAGAATTTTCCTCCACTGGGAGTATTGATTGAATAGAATTGTCCTTCATCAAAGGAAAGTGAAGCAAATCCCATATTTTTAATCTTTACATTTTCTGTATTTACTCCCTTAGAAGAAACTTCAATATGAACAGTTATGTAGTAGTTGGTGAAACCAGACACGTCTTTTGGTGGGTAGATAATAGTTCCATCATTAATCTTATACTTTGTATTTTCTGAAGAAGTAATTTCTCCTAAATCTAAAATTTTATTCATTCCGATATTCTCTACATTTGTAAACTGAGTATATACTACCTGACCAATTTCAATAATATTTTGTAATGTTACATAGACTTTTGTTGATAAAGAATTTTGATAATTTGAGGAATTTTGATTATACTTTGAAAATATTGAACTTGGTGTGTCAATATTAAATTGTAATAAATCTAAGTCATACTTTAATTTTCCGTCAGACTGAGTTATGTACTTTCCAAAATAAGACAGAGGTATTGAATTTTCCCAATACCCTGAAACTCCTACATCTAAAATCATTGAAGTGTTTGTTGTTTTTGGCAGCAAGGTATAAGATCCAATGTAGTTATGAAGGTCTACATTAAAGTCTTTAATTGCTATACCAAATGAATTAAATATTTGAGACCCATCTTTATCTGTGAAGAAGTCATTGTTAAGTGTTAAAGAAAATATTTTTCCAAGGAATGTTTCTTCTTTATTTCCTGCAAAGTTTAAAGAAAGAGATTCTGGTCTTGAGAAAAAAGATCCAACAGTTGAATAATAGGTTTGCTCAATTTTATCAAAATCAAGACCTACTGCAAAGTATGAGCTTGCACCCACAGGTGCTGAATTTAAAATAGTTTCATTATAAATATACTGAATACTTCCAGAGTTTATTGCTACTTCAAAAATATTGCCATCAAAATTGTTTGAAATATACATTAAAGATTGCCTTGTTGAAACATTGTTTGAAGATTTAAGTATTGAGTATATAGATCTTGTTTCAGAACTTGTTTGATTTAATTTTGAAAAATAAATTGTTCCATAGGAGTTGCTTGTTGCATATAAATTATTTGGATCCATTGAAATGTATGGATAATCTTCATTTTGTATTGCATAATTTTCTTCATAAAAACCTGAAGTAACTAAAGATTTTTGAAAACTTGTTGATGCTGAATTGTTGTTAAATATAATTTCTGGCAATTTATATTCTGGCAAAGTAATACCTTTATCATCAGCCACAAGGTTATTATAAAATCCATCATTCCATTTGCTTCTATCTGGATATCTTACTGTAGAACTGTATCCAGAAAATGAAAAATCTACATACGACAGCGTTCCATTTTTTGATGCAACAATATTTTCTTGTTCTTGAACACCCTGTCCAAATACATATCTTTTCTTTGCAACTTGCTCTGCAACAGCGTAGGGGAATATTGAAAATGAATCTATTTCAAAAAGATATATAAACTCATCTGTATAAAATCCTAAATAATCTTCACTTTCTAATGGGAAGGTTGAAATATCTAAAGACTCAATTGTAATTGATATTACCTTTTCTCCATTAATCATTAAGAATATTTCATTTTGACTTTGGCAGAAATGAACCAGCATTGGTCTATACCATTTTCCAATAAAATAAGACTTGGAATGATTTCCAACATTTACAGTTATAAAATCTCTATCAACATATATTCCATCGTCTGATGCAAGTGGACCGAATATTCTTCTTCTTGTAAGTGTTTCAGGATTAATTCTTAGCCAAAATTCTGCTGTGAGTATTTTGTTAGACCCGTACTGATTTAAAAATCCTTTTCCAGAAAAAACTAACGATGGGATTTTATAGTATTGTTCATAATCATCGTATGCAGAAGCATTTCTTCCATCAAGGAATTCTGTATAAGATGATGAAGCAGAGCCTCCATCAAATAACAACTCTTCTAAGGAAGATCCATCAACTACTGGTAATTGACTTACACTAATATTATCTCTATTTAATTTAATATTTCCAGAAGATCCATATACCATAGGGATACCCGATAGCTTTGCAAAAATAGAATTATTTACAGATAGAATATGCCCATGGTCTGATTCATCATTAAATCCATATGGATCTATAGTAGTACTTTTTATTTCTCCAGGATAGTCTATTAGGGAGCTAATATTGTTTGGCAACACAGCTATAGATGCACTAGAAATTCCAGTACTTATTGAAGTATATGGCTCAGACCATTGTCCAAGAGATACTCCATTAAAATAAATAGAAGACTCTGACTCAAGTGCATCAACGGCTGGATCAAATACAACTCTTATAAAAGGAATAAAGCTTACTCCATCTGTACTTTCAGTATGAGAAATTTTTTCCCAGATGTTTGTTTTTAAAAATGAATACCTTGTATATAATTCTTGTCCATCTACAACAAATCCTATGTCTGCATATAAAATAGAAGTTTGCTCAGGAATGTACATATAATTAGAGACACATACACTACCCTTATTTGGATCAAATTCTGAATAAGATACAGAAGATGATAAAGATAATGTAAACTCTACCGTTGCTGCTGAGGCTGTGGCAAGATATATTTTGTTTACATTTAAATCATCAAAAGGGTATCCAGACAATGTAAACGCAGAAGCAGAGCTAATGGCATTATCAAAATCCCAATTATATTCTGTTATCTCTTTTTCTGCTTGTGAAATTAAAGAAACAAAATAATTTGGCTCATCCATAGCCCATAAAGCCACTGGATGCTCTGCATAGACTCTTGAAGCATAAAGACTTGAATTTGTATAGGACATAGATTACCTCTATCCTATTTTATCATAGAGCTTAGCTTGTAATGTCTACAATTTCACAAGATCCAGCTACGCAACTTAATTCTTGACTACCAGTTGTGCCATCGGTTGTTTCATATAAAGAAAGCATTTCCCATTTAATTGAATCTGGCATCTTGTCTAAATATGACTCATACTCTTCTTTAGAAATCTCTTGGTATGGAGCTTGCTTGTAAGAGTGCTCTGTTGATGGAAGAAAAGATACTCCACCAATTGAATCAAAGTTATCAAATACCCAAGCACCAACACGCATCCATTCATTTTCTTCAACATTGATAGTAACACTTGGATTATGCTCTGTCCAATGAGTTCTATATGTTTTCCACATTTCAAGATGATCAATTGCAGTCAGATCTTTAGTAAGAACTGCATTCTTTGGAGCCTTGATTGGAAAATAAAATACAGTTGTCAACTCTGGCTTCATAACATCTGGCTCAAAAGGAATTCCAGAATCTTTTAAGAATTGTGTTAGGGGATCTTTATTATCTGCTCTAACACTTCTAATGTAGTATTCTGAATACCACGGATGAATTCCAGAAGATACTCCTGTAAGCTGTGAGACTGTTCCTGAAGGCTTTACACAAGTAATTGATACTGAAGGATTAATATTTAAAGACTTAGCCTCTTTATCATTTACTGAAACAGATAGATCTCTCATTTCATCAAGAAGTAACTCAAGTGCTTTACCATTTGTAGCAGTAATTTTATTTCCATAGATACCTGTCAGAGATACGCCAAGAAGTCTTTCTTCTTCACAATTATCTTTCCAAATTTTTCTAATATATTTAAAGTTTGTCAAAGTTGATTGCCAAGTTCCAAGAATTGTAGCTAACCTTACTTTTTCAAGCAGGGTCTCTTTGGTATCAATTGCATCAATTACAACCTCAGTTAAATTACAAAATTCATTTGGACGAAGAAGAATTTCTCCACAAGGATTAGTTCCTCCAACAAGGCTTGAATCTCTACGACCAAACTTATCAATGTGCTTGCGAACAGAATCAATATTATAAATTCCACGTTCGCCAGACTTTGACTCATACAGATTTCTCCATTCACGAAGGAACTGTGCGGTATTTGGCTTTGAATTATATACAGCAGAATTATTTGCTAATGCTCTTTGACCATTACTTTCCCACCATTGACCACTCTTAGCTTTTGCCATTTCAAAATCATCTAAGTTGGAAAGTGAAATTAAAGCACTTCTACGAACTCCTCCAACAACAACAACTTCTCCAATCTTGCACATTAGGTCGTGTGCCTCAATTGACTTTAACCTTCTTCCTGATGCAACCTTAAATGTTTCAATTGTAAAATTAAATAGATCTACTAAAGGAGCTGGACCAGATGCTCTGCCACCAAATACTTTAAGTCTTGCTCCAGCAGGACGAACCTTTGAAACATCCCAGTTTGGAATCTGACCTTGGCAAAGAAGTGCAATTAACTCTTTGTAAGCTTTTGCCCAACCAAGCTTTGAATCATCAACAACTACTGTTGTGCCTGTTTGAAAGAATGACTCTGAAATAACTGGCAATTGGCTTATATATTTTTGCTCAACACTAAAGCCAACTCCAGTACCGTTCATAAGAATGTACATAGCCTCGTCAAAGGCTCTAGGGCTATCTACAGCAATAAAGGAACAGTTGTAGGCTGCAATGTGGTCTCTTTCTAAAGCTGGTCCAGCAGTCATCAGTGCCCTCATAGAAGGCATTATCTGATGATGTAAAATTGCTTCTCTAACCTCATTAAAAACTTTTGCATTTGGGCTATAACCGTGATTAAGTACAAGATGATCTCTCATAAAGTTACAATATCTATCAACAGTTTCCTGCCAAGTCTCTCTTCTGTTTTCACTTTCTATCCACCTCGCATAACGAGAAATATGAATAAAATTGCGGTATGGATCTGTTATAGATCCGTTGGAGTCAATAAATGACATTAAATAACACGTCCTTCTGGTAAAATGGGAATAGTTATATTCTACACTAGTATTCAAGGAGAAGCAAATGGAACTAACAATTCAAGAGGTTACTTACTATAACGATCTTGTAAAAAATAATAAAGCATTAAAAATAGAATGTCAATTTGATAAAGAGGATACAATTATTTCTAGAGTTGACAGTAGTGATAAAGTTTTCTTTTATTGTCTTGGATGTAAATCATCTTTTTATCCAGGAATTAATTTGATAGAAAGAATTAAAGGTTATATTTCTTTATCTACTTCTTAAATAAAATTTTAGAATTGCCCGTTGACTCTTGAATATATTTTCTATTAACAAAACTTTTGTCTCCTGGCTTTTTAATTTTATCTTTTACTGAAAAAGTATTAAAAACAGTTCCAGGAGAAAAATAAGAAACAATTCCTTGACCAATTACTAATGCATAAACTTCTTCATCTATTTCTTTTGAATCATTTGTCAAACTTATGCAAAGTGTAGGACATTTAAAATCTATATCGTACTGCTCTCTTGGAATAGATCTTTTAGAAAGTTCATTAGTTTTAATTTCAGCTTTTGAACATTGATAGTAAATTCTATCTGCAAGTTCTTCCATACCTTTGTCATTGTTATAAAGGTATGCAAAAAATCTTTCTTCTGCTGGATATTCTGGAATAAAAAGACTAATGCATATGTCAGCATTTTGTTCGTGAACTGCTAAGTTATGAGGCGTTTCTTGTCTAATATATTTTTTTAAAAAAGTTTTAACTGGTTCTGAATATTCATCACTTTTTATATATATTTTAGCCATACATATATTATAGCGTAAGAATTTCTTTGCAAACTTCTTCCCAGTCATACCCTCTTTGTTTCATTGAAAACTTTTCAGATATAATTTCAAAGTTTTTAGTTCTTTCTTCAAGTCTAATTTTTGGATCTAATAATTCTTCCATATGTCCTAACCACTCATCTGGAGTAGTTGCAACTCTTCCAACTCCAGAATCAGCAAGTAGTTGATACTCTGGTAATGCCTGTGCAATAAAAGGAATTCCAGAAGCTCCATATTCAAGACCTTTTAAATATGACTTGGCATGATTAAATTCAACATCTCTTAATGGAACAATTCCAACATCCATTTTTCTATAAAGTTGTGGAACATTTAACATTGTCTTCATTGGTTCAAATGAACAAACTTTTTTATCAATACCAATTTGACTTGATGCTGCTGGAGCATTAATAACATTTCCTGCGTGATGAAACTTTAAATGTTTCTTTTTCAAAAACTCTCCAAAGAATGGTTTTAATGTTTCTAAATCTCCAGACCTCCAGGGAGTAGCACCAACCCAACCAAATGTTGGAAGACGACCAGCATGGTCTTTTCTGTTTATTCCCCATCTTTGAATATCAATACCATTTCTTATTAAAAATATTGGTTTGTCTGGATATTTTTTCTGATAGTAATCTTTTAAAAATGGGGTAGAAGTTATTAAAGCATCTGCTTGTTCAATAATTGCAATATAATGATCTCTATTATTATCTGGATTTGAATCTGGATGAGTAGTTTTATATGCAAGATTAGATTCTTCAAGACCTTCCATATGATCATCAATATCTACAACAATTTTTTGACCAAGCTCTCTTGCTCTTCTAACATGGTCAACAAATCTTTTCATCATAACTAATTTTAGAACAATTATGTCCCATCCGTGAATTGCTTTTTCATCTGGAATTAAAATACCAAAAGCATGTTCTTCGCTAAATCCTGGTATACCAATTCCACTTTCCCAGCCATGCTCCTTCAATTGCTTCATTGGAAGGTATGCTCTATACCATCCACATCCGTTTGGCTGTAGTGGCTTTACGCCAAATGACCAGTCATAGGTTAAAAAAGCAATTGTCGGAGTTGGCATAGGTAATTACTTCTTTGTAATTTTTTTAACTGATTTTAAAACTTCTGTAGCAAATTCATCTGAAGTTGAATTACCAGAAATTTTTCCAAATGCAATATCATTCTTATTAAAGAATCTAATAGCAACTGGTGCAAATGCAGCAATTAGAGCATAGGCATATGTGTAAATATCTGTATTGCCTGCCATATATAGTGCAAGTGCTGAACCTAAGAATGAGCGACCATAAGATTGCACCATTTCTTTTTGTGATTTCGTTAACGTGAGTACCATTTTATTTCTCCTGTCTATAGTACTTGGTAATATTATATATTATTTTTATTAAATTGTCAAATAGTATTTTTATGGAAATGTTACTAATCCAGTTCCGCTTGTAAATCTATAAATTTTATATCCTGCTGTTGTATTAGTTGGAGCAACAGCCGTTCCATTTCCAGCAATAGTTGAACCAACGCTATTTAAATAACTTAGTCCTGATCCTATTGTTAAATTTCCCAAATAATTAGGATATCTAATTATAACAATTCCAGATCCACCAGCAGCACCATTTTCATTTCTAGCAGAGCTACCGCCACCGCCACCGCCACCAGTGTTTACAGTGCCACTTGCTGGGGCTGCAGCATTATATCCACTAGTTCCTCCACCATAAAAAACACTTGTTCCAGATGGTGGGGTATATCCACCAGGAGGATTTACTGTATCATACACGTTATTTGAACCACCGCCAGCACCGCCAAGAGTATCAGGAGCACCACCACAACCGCCACCAGCAAGTGGTCTAGCTGATCCAGTTATAAATGTTGTACGACCATAGCCACCTTTTGTGTAACTAGAAACCCCAGAGCCTTGAGGAAATGTATTATTTCCACCACCAGATCCAGCACCACCAGCACCACCACCATAGGCATTACCAGCTTGATTTCCATCCCATCCCTGACCAGCAGTTCCAGCTCCTCCAGCAGCACCAGTATTAGAACCTGCTCCACCACCAGAACCACCATTGCCACCAACTTGTGGAGAACCACCACCTCTGCCTCCTCCAGCAGATGTTATTGATGAAAAATAAGAATTTATGCCAACTGTATTGTTAGGACCTCCTGCACCAATACTAACTTGTACTGATGCCCCTGGATTTATAGAAATAATTGGTTCTGCTGAAAGACTAGTATTATAGGCTTCTCTACCAGAGCCCTCTCCTATAACACTTGATCTATAGCCTCCAGCACCGCCACCACCACCAGGAGAACCACCACTAGAAAGACCACCGCCACCGCCACCAGCGACAACAACATATTCAACTTTTATTAATCCGATACCTTGGAATCCAAATCCTCTTGAAGATGCTGCTCCTCTAGTTGTTAATAGTGGCATTTAATAATCTCCTATGCAAACTTTGTTTGTGATGCTAAAACAGTATATGTAGGAGTACTACTTGTTTTAATAATCGTATATGAATATATATCAATAGAATTAATATTTCCGCTAGTTGGGGCTGCTCCATTTTGCCATTTAGGAGTTACAGAAACTCCATCAATTAAAAGTCCAGTTTGATAATAAGCTGTTGCTCCATTTGTTACTAAAAATGCTATTGTTATAGATTTGTCTTTTCCAAGAATACTATTTAAAGTATTTGATGCATCTCCACGAAAATTTATTGAAAAATTTGCAGAAGCATTTGCTGTGTGAAATAAAATTGAATGATTTGTTAAAATATTATAGTTTATACTTCCAGATGTAGCTGTTGCAGCAATTGCAACAGCTTCTTGCATTTCTTGTATTGATGAAGTCCCGCTAAGAATTGGAGAAATTAAAATTTTATTATATAATCCTTGAGGTGTTGCAGTTCCAACAACATCTGATTCACCAATTCCGTGAACGTTAGAACTTGCAGCTTCGTGAGCAGTAATAAGATTATCACTTGCAGTAATTCTATTATCAAAATCTACAATATTTGTATAAAGACTATTTACAGGATCATATGTGTTTCCAGATGTAGAATCTCCATAATAAAATAATTCAAGTGCATCTTGAATATTTGCATTATCTGTTAGTTGTGGAACATATGTATCAAAAGTATTATTGCTAAATCCTTTTGTAATACTAATTTTTTCTGCCACTTTATGCACCTACTCCAGCAGTTATATAAAAGTTTACAGGAACTGCAGATGATGATATTAAAGATGTAGATCCAGAAGAAAATTGTGCACCTTTTAATTCTGCAATAAAAGTTTTAACAGCAGGAGATCCAACATTTAGAATATCTTTATTTGAAACAGATACAAAAGCTGGATTATTTAATTCTGCTGTTGCTTGAATAAGAATTGTATCTGCATCTAAATTTTCTGGTGCAGTAGAATAAAAATCTGCTAAAGGTATTGAAATAGAGCCAGTACCAGATGTAAAGTTAACTAATTTTTGAACGCTATGAGATATTGGTTGAAAATTTAATATAGATTGCCATAAAGTTCCGCCAGGAGTTGCATTTAATTTATATACAACCCCATAATTTCCACCAAGAAGTCTATTTATATAAAGATCGTTTACTTTTGCATCTACAAGACTTGCTAAATTTGCTGCTGCTGTAGGAAGACCAACACCAGAATAGAATTGAGAGCCTCTTTCTCCTTGTGGACCAATATCAACACTTACAGATACTGAGGCAGGTGGTCCAACTACAACCAATTCATCATTAGAAATAATGGTGTCTATTGCCACGTTACGTTACCGCCACGTCTTGTGTGACACTTATTGTTCCAGTTAAAAGTGTGAATAGTTTTCCATAAGAGGATGATGCAATGTTAGTATTCTGAATTTGAACATCATATAAGTATGTTGGGTTTGTTAACTGCCTACCACCAGCTGGTTTAATCATACAGGAAACATGGTCTCCATCTTGAACAGTTGCAGATGCACTATTTATATCAAGGGAACTTATAACATATGCTGATGCACCTCTAGATTCAGCAACTACAAATAGTGGGGTATAGTCAGTAAGATCATCAAAGACTCCGCCAGTAGAATTTTTAGGGTATACAAAAAACTCAAAAGTATCACCTGCATAGTAGTTAAAGTTATATGTTCCTGGAAATGCCATTGTTAATCACCTAAGATTATTATACCACGGGCGGATGAGGATCTGAATCAACTGGTTGTTCAAAAATTATTTCTTCCCAGTTTACAATATCTTCATTCCAAGTATAGAATGAACCCTCTGGTACTTCACTTGGATAAGGAACTGGAGATTGCCATTGACAAATTTCTTCATCTAATAGCCAGGAATTAAATGGTTTTGGGGGAATAAAAGCATCTCTTTCTTCATCATATGAATACCCAATACCAGCATAATTCTTTCTAATATTTCCATTATATGAGGTACGAACACAGGTTTGATTTCTAAAATTACCATACCAGATTTCTGGGGATAATTCTTCAATTAATTCTGTTTCATCAATACCAACAATAACTTCAGTTACAATGTTGTTTTCATCTAAAAATGCATAATGTGCCATAAATATATTATACCAGATTTTTTAATAGATGTATAGAATGTTTTAAACTACATATCTAACAATAACAATACCTGCACTACCAAGTGTTCCAGCACCAGCACCGTTACCGCCACCGCCACCGTCACCAGGGTTAACACCTGCTGGACCTGTACCATTGGCAGCATTTTGTCCACCTCTACCACCTGTTGCGTAAATTACTGGAATTCCAGTTGAATAATTATTAGACAAACCAGCACCACCAAGTCCTGCAGTTGTATTGCCCGTTGCATTTGTACCAGCAGAAGTTTTTCCACCACCACCACCACCTGCAACTTGTGTTTGTGTATATACACCTGCACCGCTACCACCATTATTACCTTGACCTGCTATACCAGCACCAGGACCGTATTGATTACTAGCAGCTCCACCGCCTCCAGAGCCACCAGAAGCACCATCTGTACCACCACCTGTGCAACTAATACTGTCAAATGTAGATTGACTACCACTAGAGCCAAGTGGTGCTTGAGCACCAATTGTTACAACTTTTGCACCTGCAGTTATTGAAAGGCTTCCAACCCTCATACCGCCAGCACCGCAACCAGCTGATCCAACACCTGATACAGTATTACCTGCACCACTACCACCACTAGCAACAACACAATATTCAACTGTTAAAGGTACAAGTGCTGTAAATGTTTCTGAAGATGTAAAGGTATGTGAGTAATAAGTTAGTCCATTTTCAATATAAGTATTTATAGTTCCACCAGTACCTTGTGGAAATTTTCCAATTCTAGATGGATTGGCTATGTTTCCAGTACCTTGACCAAACCATTCACTTACTTGGCTTGATGAAACCATTCTATGTAAAGGATTAGCCACTATGTAATCCTATTTACATAACCTGAAATTGTAATAATGTTTGTAGTTCCAGCATATGCAGCCACTGTATTAGCAGCACTACCAGTACCAGTTAAAATTAAACCAGGAGTAATCAAAGTTAGACCAGATGTAGCAGGAATAGATAATTTAATATCATTATCTGGTGAGGTAGTGCCACCAAATTGAATTGTTAATATTGATGAAGATGATGCAGAATTATATGCATATAACCAAATTTCATCTTCTACCAAGCTTCGAGTTCCAGTTTCGTGAATAGTTGTGCCAGGGGATGATGTGGCAGCAACTTTAACTGCTTTTCCTTGTGTTGAACCTGATAGAAGTACTTTAGAATAAGTTGCCATATTTATATTATACCTTATCCAAATACCTGCGAAGGCAAAATAAATTGATCAGATTCTCCATTTATATTATTTAAGGCTGCAGTTGTTGCATACGTTGTAGATGCTGAAGACTGTGTAAGATACAAGGAAAGATCTAAGGTTCCCCAACTTGCTACGGATCCAGAGGTTGTTAGATACTTTCCAGCATTACCAGATTGAGAGGGTAGTGCATCAATATTATCTAAGTCTACTTGTGTTGCATAAATTGTAGAAGCAGATGATTGTGTAAGATAAATTGTAGAAGCAGAAGCTTGTGTAAGATAAGGATTTAAATTTACATTTAACAAAATTTTATTATTTGCATCATCATAAGTAGCTGTAATACCTGTATGAGTATTATGTGTAAATAATGTAGATGCATAATCTTGTACTTGATCTGAAGTTAAACTATCAATAATTCCATTTACTTCTACCCAATAATTTCCGTCATAAATAAAGAATGATCCAGTTGATTGTTTGTACCAAGTATCTCCAAGAGATGGTGTTGCTGGAGCAGTTTCAGAAACAGTTGTTGTAGCACCACCGCCACCACCAGATGCAACTTGATTGATCCAAGTAGAAGATGCAGAATTCCAAATAAGCGAATCTCCATCACTTGGAGTTATAATATTTACATCTGTTAAAGCATTAAGAGTAGTTGCACCATCAATTACACCATTTACTTCTACCCAATAAGTTCCATCATATACATAAAATTCACCAGTATCATTTTTATACCAAGAATCCCCCATTTCTGGAGATGCTGGTTCTGTTGTACTAACGGTTGTACTGCCACCACCACCGCCACCACCTGCACCAAGGACTGACCAAGCTCCTGCTTGGTAAATCTTTGCAACGGATGCTGAAGAATTAAAGTATAGCTCTCCATCGGATCCACTTATAGGATCTGAAGGGAGATTAACTATCTTTAAAGTACTTAAAAATTTCTTTGCCATTTTTTCCTTCTAAAAATGAAGGGCTGGGGTTTATTCCAGCCCCCCCACACTATATTATACTTTATCCAATTACTACAACACGATAAGTGTCAGCAGAAATTGTTGTTGCACTATTAATTTTAATAGTTATAACAGAATTTGATGCATGTTGTACATCTACTTCTACCTGATTATAATCAGCAGCAACTTCATATACTTGAACTGTTACATCCTTAGTTCCAAGGTTGTGTGTTACAGTCCAGGTGCATACTCCACTAGTTGATGTTAGGGATGTGTTTCCTTCTGCAAATTTCTTTGGGAATCCATCAGTTATTAACTTTGATTCTACAGAAGAAATATCAACAGCAAGACCACTACCAGTTGTCAAATAACTTGTTGAAGCTGTAATAATACCAGCAGTGAATGTTCCAACACTTCCAGAATTATCTGAATATGTGAAATCAATTGTTGAAGAATCTGTTAGCATTGTGCCAACTGTATCTTCAACATACTCCTGTAATCCAGTTATATCAGATGTTGCGTGTGTATGACCTTCAAGAGAGATAGCAGTTTCACTACCAAGTAATCCAGCTGACCACTTATCTGAGGATTCGTTCCAAATTAAAGAAGCATTTGTAGAATCTCCACGTTCAACCTCAATACCTGCATTTGTTGCAGGTACTCCAGTTACACTGCTATTAAGGGTAATTTGATTATCCTCAATTAGCAAAGTTTCTGTATCTAGAGTTGTTACAGTACCACTTACAGTTAGATTACCATTTACACCAAGGTTTCCTGCTATTGTTACATCGTCTGGAAGACCAATAGTAATTGATCCAACAGATCCTGAAACATTTACTTCATTGGCTGTACCAGCAAGACTAATTACACCAGTATTTTCAATTGTAAGAGAATTGCCAGCATCATTATAGTTTAATGATATTCCAGTTCCACTATCAAGTAAATCATTTACTGCATCTCCAATAAATTCAACAGAACCAACGGATTCCCATTGACTAGTTGTACCATTATAGATTTTTAGAACTTGATCAACGGTATTAAAATAAAGTTGACCAGCAGCTCCAGTACCTGGATCTGTAGCCAAATTATGAATAACACCATTGCGTAATTCATTTGAATTTAAATCAATATTTGTTAAAAATTTTCTAGACATATATTTTCACCCCCTTCATTACGATAAATACGCCCTTCCCGAAAATGATCCGATAAAGGTTAAAACTACAGTATTTGAATTTGGATAGTTATATGACCCCTCAACAACTGTTCCTGCTGTATCAACTACTGTAATATTAGGCACAAAGCCCAATCCGTGTGTTATGTTCCAAGTTGAAGAAGCAACTTCTTGAATATGCATATACCCAAGTTCTTGGCTTCCTACTAAGTCTACTGGACTTCCCCAGCCTAATTCAGTTTTTGGACCATACAAATTAATATTTGTTGTATTTAAGAAAAAATCTCCAAGAATTCCAATTGAATTATTCGGAGCAGTCGTACCATTAAGAACTCCAGCTCCTCTACCACCTTGTGGACCAGAAGTTCCTAAATCTACATTTACTATTTGTTCTGTTAGATTAACATCTACATTTGTTTCATTTACAGAAACATTATTATTTATTTGACTAAGTTCTACTTTAACTTCAGGCATTATCTAGTTACCTCTGGAGTTACATTAAATGTACCTTCGATCAATCTATCAACAATGTTAGATGGACTTACTATCTCTAGGTCATAGACATGCGTTCCAGTAGGAAAGGAAGATGTAGCACTTGCTGAAATTAATATATCAATTGTTCCAGCAGATCCACCCATAGTAATTCCACCACTACCAGAAACTAGTGAAACTAATGGATTATCAGAATAATATGCTTGTCTTACTTGAAGTCTTGAAGAATATCCAGATAAATTTACTGGAACTGCATCTAGAGAATATGTTAAAGTCCTTCTAAACGTGCTTCCTTGAGGACAAACAAAGTTTACGAGCCCTGGGGTCATATTGGGCACTCCTATTTAAATTTTCTTACTATTTTATTATACCAAACTATTTTATTTCTTATCTGCAATATATGCTACTAAAACATCGTGAATTA